TATCGAATGCAACTGCTACTCAGGCTATATCAGGCACGGTAACCGATAACGTAGGTGTTACATCACTTACCATCAATGGTACTACCGTCACTGTGGGTGGTGGCGGCGTGTTCACAACAACCTTGCCACTTGTGGTTGGTTCCAACTCATTTGTGATTGTAGCGAAGGATGCAGCAGGTAATACAAAGTCAGTAACATACACAGTGACGCGTCAAGCTCCGGTATCTAATAACGCACCGGCATTGACAGTGAACACGCCACAGGACGGGGATAACTTCCCAGTCGGTACTTCCACAGTGGTGTTGACAGGACAGGCTACCGATTCGGATGGAACAGTCACAGGGGTGACATATTCGTACGATGGATCTGCGCCTGTAGCATTGACGCTTTCATCCGGTAGTTTCACTAAGTCGATTCCGGTTACGCCTGGTCAGCATACCATCACTGTCACGGCTACTGACAACACGGGCCTCACAGCATCGACTACGCTTAACATCAACGTAGCTTCACCTATTCCAATAGATACAAGCGGTGGCTCTGGATTCAACGCTGCGCTTGATTTCGGTAAGGGACAGGTGCTAGTACGTGTCTGACTGGAAGGTCATTCATTATACAATTGATGGTGTACCTCTATGTGAGGTTGCGCCTGAGCAGCTTTCATGGGGACGCTATCTCAATCGGCCTGGATACATCAACTATGATATTGACCTGAATCACATTGCTGCTACGTATCGTAACTGTGGTGCATACAGGACAGACTTTTCATTGAAGAAAGATGATATCACGGTTCTATCAGGTTTACACAATGCCGTGGCAGCAGACATGGATGACAGTGTGATTCACGTTGCCGGAGCGGGGTGGCTGCATTACCTTGAGCGACGTACATGGCCCTTTGCTATGGGGTCTGACCAATCCGGTACAGGACAAGTATGGTTCGATGTTGATGTTGGAGATGTAGTTACTGACCTCGTAACTGCAGCAATGACAAACGGACTTGGCATCAACTATGGTCTACATGGGCAGCAACTAGGAATCAAAACCAACTACAGAATTGATCCGAATGATTCTACGACGCTTTTCGACAAGATTAGCGAACTGTCACAACAGCAACCGGGATTCGATTTCGTTTGTGATAATGACAAGAATTTTCAGATGTACGTACCTTCCAAGGGTAAGCGAGTTGATGACTACTCATTGGAACTTGGACGTAACATCAAGTCTGTTCACTACGGTGATAATGGCCCAATCGGAAACAACCTTCTCGGGACTGGCGCAGGATCGTCCACTAAGCTAGGGTACGGTGTGAGGGACGATGCCTCTGAGCAAACGTACAGAAGGCTCGATGAAGTAGTTGACTTTGGAGACAATCCCAATATCGGTAGTGTTAAACGGTTAGCCGATCATCAGCTTGACAAGTCATCGGTTCCTGACCTTGACTTGTGGGTGACAGTCTATCCAGAAGATTTCGATTTGGCTTACACATCAGTCGATGTAGGGGACATGTTGAAAGTGATGGCAGACCTTACATACGTTCAATTAGATGACTTTTACAGAGTCACCGGAATAGAGGGCTATCTGAACGCACAGGGTGATGAGCAGATCGTATTCACCTTTAACGATCATACTGAGTCCAATGCATAAATATCGCACTCCATCGTTTGATATCGTTCATGAGTTGCAAACCAAGATAAACCTCTTGGAGAGTAGGATACAACAGCTTGAGAACGCCAAGACGACGACCACGCCTATTTACGGCAAAGGATCATTGGGAACACGTGACTTGGTACTTGGGCAATTGTTCATAGGTACGGACAAGACACTCAATTACGTAGCCGGTACACCTTCACAAACTACCGTCTATGAGATCAATGGGACAATATACGTATTCTAATGGCGACACCCGGAAATACATACGACAGGTGGTGGCCCAGGATCGTCGCGTTGACAGCACTTGTCTTGATTGTGTACGAATCTATCTTTGTGCAGACAGACAGGGTATGGCTCTTATTCCTTCTTGGTTCACTTGCTACAGGAGTACCGATAGCTGTGCTACTTGACGCCTACCTTCGGAGGCGAAATGGAAATGGGTCATAAGCTCGCGCACCGCGACTATTTTGAGAAAAGATGGGAAGACTTGGATACCAATAAATGGCCTGGTAGAGAGTTGTTGTGGTTATGGTGTCATCCATTCACAGCAGGAATGATCCTTGCATCATTTGTAGGCACTTGTCTTCTATATTGGACAGGATATTGATATGCCACATCGAGCACTAGCACGACACATAGCAGAAGAGCATCCTACAGGAATTGTGATCTTTATCATCACGCTGCTTTTGCTTGATATGTTTCTAGGTGCAATTGCTATCTATAAAGTAACACAGCAGCAAAATGAAATTCAGGATCAGGCTGCACGTGTAGCAGTGCAAGCTAAGGTCGTTGCTATGCAGCAGGCACGATTTCAGGAACAAGCTCGTCAATTTGCACATGTACAGTGCACTACGTCAAATGATGCTCGTCAGTCTCTAAAGGATCTGCTTGAGTTTGCGAAAAAGAGAGTACGGACAACAGCAGAGGTGACGGGTACCGACCCACAGGAGGTAGCTAAGGCACAAGATTTCTATAACGATGCAATCGCTAATATACACTTTAACAAGTGTCCAGCAGCATAAGGAGAGCAATGGGATTTTTCGATAAACTCTTGGTCAAGGTGAAGAGACTACCTACACCGGATGAAGGCAACTTCATGAATGAAGTACCGGTCGATGGTAACCCTATCCCTGACAACGATGATCGCAAGGCAGAAAATCAGCGACCGCCAGAGAAAGCAAAGCTTAGTGTGCTAGAGCCGAAGTCAGTTACACCAAAGCCAAAGCCTACGCGTAAGAGGCGTTCTAAATGATCCCTCTAGCACGTCATCTCAGTATGGGTATGAAAGGTCGTGACGTTACTGCTGTGCAGCTTGCACTACGTAACGCAAAGATGCGCGAGCATAAGCCCACTGGCAGGTACGGTCGAGCTACCAAGCATCAAGTCGGTGAATTCAAACGACATGCAGGTGTCCATGAGCTAGGCTATGGGTCTGGTACACACAAGCACTTGTGGCCGTACTTTGGTCGTACCGCTCGTCATCTGTATGCAGAGGCAGCAAAGAACATTGAGAAAACACATGTAGTGCATGGTGTCGTAGCAGCCGGTATGCTTGGCTACAATGAACGCGACGTTATTCACTACACACAGGATGGTCGGCGTATGCAGGATTTCGCACCGCCGCCAAACGTACCCAATTGGACTGACTGTAGCGGGTTTGATACGTGGACGTATAAGTCAGGGGGAGCACCCGATCCTAACGGATTCGGTTACAATGGGTACGGTTTCACAGGCACCATGATTGAACACGGGACGGAGATTTCCACGCCTGTGGTTGGGTGCCTTGTATTCTACGGTCATCCGATTTCGCATGTTGCGTTATACATCGGTAATGGCCGTGTAATCAGCCACGGTAGTGAAGCAGGGCCAAACCTTGAAGAAGTATATTATCGTGGTGACTTCAATCATTACAGGAGGTACTTTTAGATATGGAGACTAAGCCTGGTATTCAGACTACTGAATTCTGGACGATGCTGTTCGGACAGGTAGTGTCACTGCTGCAGCTTACCGGCGCATGGCAGTTTATGCCGGACGGCAACAACAAGTTTGTTGTCATTGCTATGGCGGTTCTTGGCGGTCTGTACGCTATTGGTCGTGGTCAGGCTAAGCAGGGGGTTACTTACACCCCGACTGCGCGTAACCGCTAGAACAGATTGGGGGTGAGTGGTCGCCGTCGCGCTCTCCTTGCGGGTATGCCACTCACCCCCATACCTATGCTACCTAGCAACCCCCCGAAAGTGATTGCGTCCATCGGTCATCATTGACGTTCCAGATGGTGGCGCGATAGTCATATCCAACATGGCAACCATCGCCACTAGTGCCGCCAATCCCACCGAGGTAGTTATTATACGTCCCTGCAGGAACACTGGACGTAAAATGGGTCACTGGACTGCCAAACGTGTAGACTTCAGGCATATCTACCCAATGCAGCCCACCATCTGTACTTCGCTGAAGTTCCAGCAACCAGTTCTTGCCCCCGCAACCTACGCTAATATCCACATGCCAAGTGTTAGGATTACCGTCATGTGTCAGTTTGAGAGGCTTAGCCTCATTGAGCACGTTGGAAGTGCCGCAATTCATGGCGGCTCCTGGGTCTGCCTGAGCCGTGCCTGCTGTAACCAACATCGCAAGCACAAGTACAACAAGTGTTATGATGCGCTTCATGCCTCTCCTTAGCTAGTAGCTACCATCGCACCTAGTGCGATTAGTAGTAGTCCGATAATAACCATACCGGTCATTATTTGCCGCTCACTTATGTTCATGGTAGTTTTCCAGTCCGCAACCAATTCTCGGCTGCAAGCAATGTTGACTGCTTCCACGTCTGCCAATAGTCACCATGCAGAGTATACGCAGGGCCACTACTAAATGACAGACCACTGACATTACCGGATAGCCCAGTGTGTAGAATCATCTGCACATGCGGTAGCTGAATTGGGAATGCAGCCGGGCACTTACCAAACGTAGGTGCCTGCTGGAATCCTTCATTCGCCACAGGGCCGTATGTTACGTCGTTGGTAGTAAGGCCATTGCCATCCCAACACTCAGGCAGTGTGATGTGTGCCTGCAGTGTCTTTGTAGCGGGACAGTCATTACGTGGTACATTGAGTGAAGGATACTGTGCTGTGTTGTCACCACCACAATTCCAATAGACCACATGCTTAGGTGGCGGGCCTGTGGAGTGTGCGTCACCAGCAACTACAGCTAGGCCCTCCGGGTAGTTACTGATTGTCACGCCGCTTGGCAATCCTGACGTACTCCAATAGTCGGCCATGTACAGGCCGCTGTTCTTAACTTCAACACCATTGAGATACATTGTCGGTATCCACATACCTGCAGTGGAACCGGCAACCTCGGCTGCCGTCATATTACGAGCACCAGCAAAGGCACCACGGGTACAACTAGTACCACCGGCCTCTAGGCTTTGTACTGTACTGTTCTCAGTGACATTACGTGCGCTGTAGAACGTATGTAGATGTGCTGACGGCTTGACTCCTGGGGATACAATGGGGTCAACCTGAGCATTCTGATTTGGGAAACAGACTACTGACAGGAACCGTGCATCTGCTGTACCTGCAGCAACAGCCATTGTGACCATAACTGCAGCTACCGACAGCAGCGATCTAAAGGTGAATCTCACCATCGTTACGTGTTCTCCGTTTCGTAGGGGACTTCTGCTTTGCGGTACGTATGTCTTTCGTTAGACCTTTATGTTGTACACCAACTTTATTGTAGGCGAATCCTGCCCCGTCATAAAACCAATACAGTATATGACGTGTTGCATCTCTGGCATGGCCCTTTCCGCCTTTGTAGTAAACTCCAAGATCGCTGAGCGTACTGTCTTGTCCGTGATATCCCCCCTTTCCTTGTGATGCATCTTGGAAGATGAGTTTCTTCGTTGGATTCTGTTCCTGCCACAGAATGCATATACCAATTAAGTAACAGGGAAATAGGTCTATCCTATCCTCTGTACGATGCTTAGGTCGGTACGTGAACCTTTCTACCACAAGCACGTCAGGCTGCTCATGTAGCAAGAACCTGTGCAGACTCTTCGGAGTAAATTCAATCTCTCGGAAGTAGTCTATAGCTAGCTCTCCATCACGTGTAACGATACCACCCACCACACCGCTCAAACGGCCTGGATCTATGCTGATAACGAGTGGTGTAGGGGTCATTTCCGGGTTTCGCAATCCGTGGGCAGGTAATCCCATCGATCAAGCGTCCGTGCCAGCGTCCGGGGCAGCCGGGTCGGCCTCCGTGGCAGGATCAGTAGGGGCATCGCCAGTCTGCTCAAACGCAATGGCGTAGTTACCGTGACTCTTGCAGTTAAAGCAGAACCATTCGCCACTATGACCTGCATCGGTTTCATTGGGGTCACCAACACACCGTTCAGGCTCACCACATGCCGGGCAAGTTAATGTAATGTTACGCATCCTTATCCTCCTTATCGTCATTTGCGCGGGCTGCGCCTTCAAACATACCAGCAAAGAACGCTGCTACAATCTTTAGTGCTGTTGAGCTATCAGCACCTTCTTCAAGTGCCCCCTGATAGACAAACATACCCTGTCTACCAAAGTCTACCCATGCTGTACGATCTTCGATTGCCTTGAGCGGATTCTTCATTGCCATCCAATGGTCACATGCTCATGGAGATATAAACCTGCCATCATACAAATTGCTATGATACATGCCACACAGAATAACAGTATCACAAATGCAATTGTGTCACTCATGCCGTCGGTACGTTGTAGTTGGTCATTGCCTTCAACCTTCCATCTGCAGTAATCGTGATGACGCTAGCGTCGGCAGGCAAGTACGTCTGTGCCTCTTCGTACAACACCTGCACTCCTGTGGAGGCGCGTTGCTTCCACTGTGCCAACGAAAACACACGCTTGTCAATGTCTTTCGTCAAGCCGTTAGCAGCACAAGCACCTTTGAACGTTTTAGCCATATCGGCAGTTGGCTGTACGACCACACGATCATAGATAGCACCCTTTGGCTTACCTAGTGCCAACCAATTGATTGCCTCAGTTGACTTACCCGATCTTCGACCCCCTATCACTATATCCATCAAATCAATCCTTGTCGTCGTAAACCTTTAATATGCTTCAACGTCTTATCCCATCGAGGATTATGACGAATCTTGATTGACCGGCGGATACGTCGTGGCTTTTGTGGCTCACGATATACCGGTTCATTTTCGATCATAGCTCGCCCCACCTTTCGCCTGTAGCCATGTCAACCTTGAATGGGAAGTCCCACCCGATAAGCTCGTTGGCAGCGCCTTCCATCGTCTTCTTGATGATGGACATTGATGCTTCGACGTTCTCCGGCTTTGTCTCAAACAAGATTGAGTCGTGCACCGTGAGTAGGATATCGAATAGTGGCACATCACTTAGACGAATCAGGCTGTACAAACACAAGTCGCTTGCGGGTGATTGAATCAGGCAGTTGACCCCCTCTTTCAGCGTGTGATGCTTGTTCTCTTCCGTTATCAGATGAAAGCGCCTTCTTCGTCCTGTCGCTGTAGTTAGATAACCGTCTTTCAAGATGTTCCGATGCTGCTGCTTTACCCATGTACGTACCTCTGGAAAACGATGCCACCATGCATTGATAAGTCTCCTAGCTTCATTGACTGTGATGTGAAGATGTTGTGACAGTGAGAATTCTTCTTGTCCATACAGGATGCCGAAGTTGACTGTCTTAGCTCGTACACGATGTTCTTTGTTGAAACCTTTACCGTAGAAGTCTGTTGCAACCTCAGTATGCAAGTCAAGGTCATTGTAGTAGATATCCTGTAGATTTTTGTCACCACTCAACACTGCTGCCACACGTAGCTCAGCCTGTGAGTAGTCTGCCTGTATTAGTACGTGCCCTTCTGATGCGATAAAGAAGTTACGTACATTAGGTAGCTTTTCACCCGGCTTAGGTCGTGGCTGATTCTGCAGGTTAGGACGACTGCCACTGAGCCTACCTGTCTCTGTTCCTGCAGGATTGAATTCAGCGTGTATACGGCCATCCTTTGCACACTGCTTGATGAGCGTTTCGACATACGTAGATCGAATCTTGTCGAGGCGTTTGAAACGATGGAGCGTTGATACGAATGCAACCCCACCGTTGTCGAATAGGCCCATCTGTTCAGGCAGTATGTTCGCAAACTTAGCCCGTCCATCTAGTATCTCATTCCTGATAGCAGCGTCAACGGATCGCTCTTTACCACGCCTATCGAGTGTATGTTGCAGTTGTAGCTCATCGTAGAGATACGCGCTGACTTGCTGTGGGGAGTTGAGATTGATTTCTCTCCCGATCAGTCTAGCAGCTTCGGCCTTCAAATGCTCTAACTCTGGCAGAACCTCATGGTCAAGTGACCACTGTGCTAGGTCAACGTCAAATGCGATGCCCCTACGTTCAATATCTGCAATTACGTTAGAAGCGGGGATGAGTAACTTGTAGTACGGATCACGTATGTTGCCTTGATCGGTTTCAGGAGTGAACAGCAGATACAACATGTGTGTACCGGAAGTGTCCTGACCGTTATACTCATACAGCAGCACCTTATACTCATCCCACGTAAGTCCATACAATGCCTGTAGCTCATCCTCACGTCCAATCCAATGCTGCTTGCGCTTACCTTCCTTGACCACTTGTGGAGTGTAGTCAGGCCAGCCAAGTCTATCGGCAGTAAGATAGTCTAGGGAGTGTGACCCTGGACGTTCATCCAATATGTAGGACTGTAGCAGTGTATCCTCATCGACACGTGCATCTATACCATTCTGACGTAGGATCTTTACGTCGAATTTTCCATTGTGGTAGATGACTGTCTTATGAGGATCTGAAAGGAACCGTCCGAGAGCCTGTCGCACGTGATGTTCACCAAGTGCGTATCTTCCGATAACAACTGCTCGCGTATCGCGTCCGATACCGATAGACACCAACTCAGAATCGAAATCAAGTCCTGTGGATTCGATATCGACGCTGAACGTATCCACCAATTGAAGTTTTTGTATCCAGTCGATGGCTTCGTCAGGATCATCCGTCCACCTTACTTCCGGGAATGGTCGAGGTTCAATTGGGTTTAGTGCACGTTTAAAGTCACTTACGAGGTTTGGATATGTACCGTCATCTCGTAAAGTCGCTGCTGGATTGTTAGTAACAATAACTCTTGCGTCATTGTACTTGTGATCGTGTCCGCGCTTTGCATTGACATTGCCTCCGGTGAATGTTTGTGAAGCTTCCACTCCACATGCAATGATCGTTTGCGCTGACCTAACTTCATTGTCAAGTCTAGGTCTACATGCAGCAAGGGCTGCGCTGCTCGGCTTATCACTGTAACAAAGGACGGTATTGGTTCGCTTGACACTGGCCTTATCAACTCCATTCATGTCAAGTAGATGATTGACTATCTTACCGATAGGGCCACTCATCGGCTTGCCAGCGTTCGCCTCATGGAATCCAGGCGACCGACCTACAATCACCACAGACGCACCCTCCGGGCCTGTGGTCGGAGCACACGGTTGATCGAACAGCGGGCATTCCCAACACCTTGCATGTGGGGCTTTAGCTGTAGTATCAGCCTGAATCGCCTCAAGGTGCATTTTTGCCTCAGTCATCGAATAGCGCCAATCGCAGCCAGCACGTCACGCTTGAAGTCGTCGGCTGGCCGCACGACCACTGTATCGGGGTCATAGGACTGGATCGCCTTGATGGTGGTAGTGACGCGCTCCCGCTCATCGGCACGAATCAGCGGCTCGACCGCAGCGATGGTGTCACGCGCTGGGCCTTTGTACTCTCGCCAACGCTCAGTGTCTGAGACTAGGTGTAGAGCGATAGCACGTGCGGCGGCTTCGTGGAGGGGCGGGCTGCTCATGTCTTTGGCACCTTGATTGGATTACCGTCAGGGCCGATGATACCGGCAGTGATATCTTGACGTGTCTTCTCAGCAATAATACCAAGCCTATTGCGAATCAACGCTTCTACAAGATCCGTTTTCCACTTCAACTCCCACTCATGCTTATCAAAGCCAGGAATCTTGTCATAGACATACTCAAAGAATGAGCCTACCTGCCAGTTAAGAAATGCCATGTTAATCTGTAGACCAGCTGGATTTAGACCGTTCTTATCCCACAACGCTACTTCATGCTCAAAAGCATTGTTGATGGCAGCAATCTTCTCAATGATGTGCGGCTCTTGTGCAGCATACTCAGGCTCAGGCACACCGATATCAAGGTCTGCATCATCGCCTACAGGCGGATCAAAATTTTCATGAATGTCCATATGTGCTCTCCTTAATCTATCGCTATGTAGTGGGTTGCTTTACCAATCCTATCAATTCTGATGTGCCCACGCTCAATCAATGTCTGAATGTAGTCATCTGCCTCCCGCTTCATCAAATGATTGTCGCGCATAAACTGACCACGTGATACACCTGAATGTCGTTTGATATAACGATGTGCTTTCGACAATGATCGCTCATTCAAACCCTTGCCGACATTCATACATGCCTCGATAGAATACTGTCCCCAATCCTGCACGTACTTAGCAGCCGACACGATATCACGCTTTTCAGCAGAGATAACATCTTCGTCCGGCTCACTGCGAGAGGCAGCAATCAGCATAGCCATCTTTAACAGGCTCATGGAGAGCCGTTGCATAGTCGGCAACATCACGTGACTCAATGCACTATGGTAGGACGACTCACGCATAATGGCATCAATTCGTGAAAACTCTGTCCATGCTTCCGGGGTCAGTTGCACGTCCACCACTATCGGCCTATCAACCGTTACCTCAGTACCACCGCCAGTCAATTTGACCTGACCGTTACGATGATATGTATTGTATAGATGTTGTGCGTGTGCAATTACAGGATTGCTGCCATCTTGGATTTCTTGAAGCGGCGGGCCTAATGGCTTTACAGCCTCAAGTTTTGTGTCGCCACAGACAATCAAGAACCTGGGCAGAAATCCACTTGTGATAGCTGACTCATCGAGTGAATGATATACCTCGTCACGAATGCCAGCGCCCATTACCATGAAGATCGGTTCTTCCACTGTATATGTTTGCTTCTTAAGTGTCCGTCGAAAAATACGTGGTACGTCATACAATTGTGCGAATAGCTCTTTGGTTCCCTGCAAATAATCCTTACGTGAAATCTGATTGAAGTACCCTGCTAGCTCATCACGTGTCATCAAACTGACTTGGTGTGGACGATTGGCAAGAAAACTGATAATACCTTCTACCGAACCCTCTGAGGCAGCAAAGATATCAACGTCGATGTTGGCAATAACCTCTTCACACATACGCATCGATGTTGTCTTCCGTGCCAACGTGGACTCGCCAAGTACCATCCCCCACAGGTTGGGACGGACTGTACCATATGTAGTTTCAAGCTTCAAGTTAGCAGAGAGGATCGCTGACAGCAACATAAATGCAAACAGATCGTGGTACTGTGGTGGCGCGTCAGTCCGCTTCATTCCCCATTCACGATACATGTCGATGTATGTGAAGTTATCATCTTCTGCCTCATCATAGATACCAGGCATTGTGAATGATACTGCTTCATGCTGATACTCTGCAATGCGCTGAAACCGCTGTTTGACCTTAAGCACTTCCAACCACAGGTGGCGCTCAGGCCGGTTATCACGACGGTACTTGTTGACCTTTGATACACGACAACAAGCGAATGTCTCTAGCTCATCCATTCCGCATTCAAAGCACATATTGATGAGGTTCCACATGAGACTAGACCAATCGGCCTCATCATCTGGATCATCCTCCATACGTGACATGAATGCAGGAGCATCTTCCATCAACCCTATGTACTTGCGAATAGTCTCAGGCACGTCCGGCAGGATATCATCAGCAGGCATGTCAACATCAAATTTGACCGCCTCGGGCACGTCGGTGGGCTTCTCGACCCCCTCAAATATCTCGACCGGTGCTTCCATGCCGGTGAGGATACGTGTCAATTCTACAGTTGGGTATACGTCACCGGCCTCTTGATACTCAGCCTTGAAATTACGTGTGAACGGTACACGAAGTAGCTGACCGATATCCCAACCTGATACGTCTGCACCATTGTCGTGGTACTTGTATGCAATGCGACGTGAGTAATCTTCTGCTATCTGTGGATCAACATAGCCGTCCAGCGTCCACAACGCTTGATAGCGTCCGGGCGACGATACCATGATGATTGGTGGTGGTGGATCTACAGTCTCAGGATCGCAAGAGTCAAGGTCTGCCCATACAATACGTGTAGGACGTGCATACTCTTTCTTAGCCTCGCGCCTATCGAACATAGTGACCGCAAACCACACGTTATGATGTTTCTCTTTCTGCTCGATGAAAGCCAACATGTTAGCTGACTCTCTAGGCCACTCAAAGAAAAACCGCTTGAACGAATCACGTCCGCGGATTTTGTGTGAGGTAGCGATGCAGATAAGTCCATCTTCATCCCCGAATACCAAATCGAAGAATTCATACCTTATATCTTTGATCGATGATTTTTGCATCTCTCATAAGATAGGTCACTCTGCCGCTGAAACCCCCCGGAAACAGACGGCAGAGTGACCTTTATGTTTGGCCTCCCTGTTAGACCTGTTGGATTAGATCAAGCCACTGGAAGCAGCGGAGCCAGTCTTACTACCGGCCTTCTTGACCCCCTTGACGACGTTGCGCTTCTTGACAATAGGCTCGCCATCCTCACCTGTCTCATTCGACGGGTAAGACTCGATACCAAGCGTCACGACGCACTCACGTCCACCAAGGTCATCCACGTCCAGATCGAAGCCCTCAGTCATTACCTCATTCTGACTGTAACCGACAGCTTCAAGGAAACGCACAAGCATACCATCCATCTTGGCCTTGTGCTCGTACTTCTTACCATCGACCTTTGCAGGTGCGATGATATACCGATCGAATGCGCGGCGATCCTTGCCTTCAAGGCGCTCATCAGTAATCTTGTACTGAATGCTCAACATCGGAGTGCCAGCAGGTAGCTTACCGCCACCCTTAGTCTCCTGCCATTCAGCCTCAAACACGACTGCATCATAGCTACCTGCAGGGAGCGGAACGAATTCCGGCTGTGTGGTGTCAGCACCAGTAAGATCAAGCAACGGCATATCTATTCTCCTTCGTCATCCGACAGTGCTTCAAAGATCAACGGAATGCTAGGCGACTCAATCAGAGCCGGTAGCGCACCTGTGCGATCTTTAGCAATTACCTTACGCGTTTTCTGCGTCTGCAGTCTACGCACGATACCATCATCTTCTTCGTTGGCAGTCATATAACCAACGATATCGAGAAAGCCGGGAATGTTTCCACTAAGCTGACCCGGTAGTGACGGTGAAATTGATACCTTACCATTCTCATCCTTATCGGTCTTATCAAGTGCGATCAGGATGGTGTTACATGGTAGGTCACGAAATGCACGTACTACCACTTTCAGCTTATCACCGGCAAGTCCCCATTCCTTCATACCGGGGGGTTCACCTGCTAGGTCAGGCCGTTTCTCAATCCTAACCTTCATCACATCACTCATGATAACAGAATGCAACTCTGTGAGTGAGTCTAGTACGATGGTCTTATAGTAATCCTCCGTGTCCATTGCCACCATCTCATACACTTCGTTTAGACGCTCAGTTGTCTCGACACGTACAACATCGATATCCTTGCGATGACGAAGTGTAGTTGTACCACCCTCCATATCTAGAAACAGCACGGGTGATGTATCTGGATGATCCTGTGCTGTACCTGCCAGATACGTTTTACCGCTACCTGCAGGGCCGTAGACAAGTAGGTTCAAGTACCTCACTGCCTCCATAGGCGATGTGGCACCGATTCTCTCGCGTAAGGGGGACACTTGCGCCAACTACATACCTCCTGTGGTTGGGGGGTTAGCGCCTGAATCAGCGCCAGAAGGGGAAGCATAGCCGACCCGAGCCGGGGGGTCAACTCTCTGGAAAAGCACCGCCAG